TTGCTACCACCGCAGCTGTCACGCCAGCAGCCGTTGTGCTTGCGCTGAACTTAATCGCATTGCCCAGCGTGCCCTTGTTTTTCGCAGCCAGGGTAACCACACCGGCCACCGCGCTAGCCGTTACCGGCAGATCCGGCTGTTTTCCGATCTGTGCCACCAGATCCGCTGCAATAATGGTTGGCGTATCCGCTGCCGACACCGCAATTACAACCTGCTGATCGCCTACATTCAGCACCAGGGAACCGCCACCTGTTGCGGGGCCAGTGAGCGTCACCGTGCCAGCAGCAGCGATAGAACCGCCCGCATCATCCAGCGCGATCATGGTCAGCGCCAGATAGTTGTTGGCCTGCAAGGCTGAACGCGCCATTAAGTGCGCAATCGAGCCGCGACCGAAGAACGTCGCGGCATCCACGTCAGAGAATACGTCTACCGGCGTGTTGGCCACGACTGAACCCATCGCCAGCCGTTGGCCGACGATCAAAGTCTTTTGCAGGTTACCCGGCAGCGTACGTACCGCCGTTGAGGTATTAAATTCGAAGTATTTCCCCGGCTTGCGGATTGAGGCAGGCAGGTTGTTGAATGCGATATTGGCGCTGGGCATTATGCAGCTCCTTTCTTGTTGGTAGTCACTTCAACCAGATCGCCATCAGTGACACGGCGCTGGTAATACGCGGTATCCGGCACATCGACCGCTTCGGCATCTGTAATGTAATCGTGCGGTTTGTCTTCCTTTGGGACATTCAATCCCGGTGCAGCTTGAACTTTCATGACAGCTCCTATCGTAACGTTGTCAGATCTGATACATCAGCGACATCGTCGCCGGGCTTCAGGTAATAGTTGATTCCCATCTTGAGCCACATCGGATCCGTCAGATCGATCGGTTCGCGTGGCTGTGTCTCAACAAACTCGGTATGCCATTCACGGGCCAACACCGACAGTGCCTGACCATTCAGTTTGGTGTTGTATAAAGTCCGGATCGCCCCCGGCTTCAGATAATCAATCGGCAGCCCCAAATCGGAATTGACCAGCAGCAGGCTAACGTCCTTCATCATCTGATAGGAACCGACCTCCCTGATCACCCCGTTCACTGTCAAGCCATGCCGCGTATCCCGTTCACCACGTACATTGCGCGCCGCTACCATCGTCACGAACGTCGCCGGGGTGAGCCACTTGGTACGTGAAGTACCCATCGGCTTTGATTTTCCAGCTCCGCCAAACGTCACCCATACTGCAGGGAAGGAACGAACTACCCGCGCCAGATCATCATCCAGTTCACCACCATAGCTGGTGACCTCATGCAGCTTGTAACCCAGCCCCGGCGTTGCAGCTTCCGCTGCCTTGATACGGGCAATGATGGCATCTTCAATCTCGGCGAGCATCAGTAATCACTCAGGCTGGCGCGATCGAACTTACGCCCGCCACCGATGGTTTTGACCGACACGCTTTCGGCAGGGGCTAGGCCTGCAACTGTCAATCCGATATCGATCTTGCCGTCGCGGATATGCTCCAGGGTACGCAGTGCATCCTTGTAGCGATATCGTACAGGATCGGTTTCAGTGACATCGCTACCTAACAGCTTGTAACGGGCGATGTCGCAGCACAGATCCACCAGTTGATTCGGTACGACAGACAGCGGCAGCGGGTAACGAGCCACCAAATAACTATCCATCGTATTGCTGGCGCGTTGCAAGGCACCGTTTGCAACCGGTTCATCGACCACACCATCACGGTTACGATCGGTGATGGCGACCACTTCGCTTTCACCGAACTGAATGATTAAATCGCTGATCGTGGCGTAGGACACTTAACGGCTCCTGTCCTAAACCTGACCTGCACCGGTTGCCCAGGCAGCATCGCGATCGGCAGCAGTGACTGGCCAGCCTGTGATCGCCGACAGTGCATCGCTCTTGGGCTTACCATCCCTCAGCCATTGGCCGGGATTAGCAGTATCCATCTGACCAATCGCGGCTACGACAGCGGCAAGGCGCGCGGCATAATCGGGGGGAGCTTTAAGGACCGCAATTTCTGTTGGGGAATCTTCGATGGCAGCTGCACCGAGCAGATCGGCCACGTCGGCATCCTCAAGATCAATCGCTGATCCGACCGGGTAATCCTTGCCGTTAAAACGGATTGGACTCAATACGGGGTAACTTTTTTTCATTACTGTCTCCTGGATATCCCGCCTGATGTTCCAGGCGGGATTACGTACTACGGGTTATGGTTTAGGCTGAAGCGTTCTTGATCAGGAAGCCTGCACCTGATGCGGCCAGCACTGGCGCACGTTCATCATTGACCGGGTTGGCCCATAACTTGGCATTGCGGTCCATGTAAGGAACTTCGACCAGTGGATAGCCACGAAGACGATAGGTGTAGCCGTAGCTCGGCAAACCAGCATCAGCCAGTGTGCCGATCTCGGTGTATGCGACCACCACATCCTTACCCCAGACATCAGCCAGCAAGCCAGTTGCCGCATCTTCATAGACAGAATCACCAACAACGACCCGTGGCGTACCCCAAAGGTTAGCCAGGATGTCGGTACTCAGCGAATCACGACCGGTGAATTTGATACGGTCGATGATTTTGGGATGCTGCTTCAGTGCATTAAATACCTTGGGAGACAGCAAGACTGTATTGGCGCGCTTACCAGTCTGCGAACGTACTTGCTCCTTAGCATTCTCGATATCCTTGGAAGGATCAGAAATACCGCTGGCATAGTCAGACCACTGGCTGGTACCGGCCAAAGTGACTTTGTTATTCGCGCCGTAGTTCGCAAGGTTGGTTGCCAGTGATGCCGCCGCAATCTCGCTGCTCAACAGGATGATGTTCTGCGTCTTGGCCACGGCGATGCGCCCCATATCGATGCCTGGTACCGCATTGGCTTCCTGCATGATCTCAAACGGAACCGCACCTTCCAGAGAGTGTGATTCCAGCGCAAAAGGATTGCCCAGATAGCCGTATTGCACGCGCTTGGTATTGACACCTGGCGCACGCCCAGTGTTATAGGCGCGGAAATCTTCACGCCCGAACTGGATGATCTTGCCGCCGCGCTGTTCGACAGGGACAACCGGGAACAGGTAGCTTGCCACCATCTCATTGTTTTGATAACCCTGTGCCACCGTAGTCAGGATCGGATCAACGACCCGCGCTTGCGCACCGGTCATATTGCCGACAAAACCCAGTGCGACAAGGGAACTTGAATCAATCCAGCTAGGATCAAGCACACCGGCGTGAGCCAGTGCGGCATAGGCCAGACAACTGGCCAGCACGGCAAAAAGTTTCAGGAAGTTAGATTTCATGCTGTAGCGCTCCATATTTAAAAAGGGTTGTGTCGCCTAGTTAGGCAACAGAATGACTTCGACGAACTGTCCGGCAGCGGTCGCTACTTCGCCCGGTGCCAGACGTGCCAGCGAGACTCCCGCTGCCTTGGTGATGGCACGACCTGTCGCATCCGCTTCGATCAATGCACTTGCAGCGATCGCCGCACCGGTCTCTACCACCTCGGTACCCAGCACGGTTGTAGTCACTTTTGCACCGATAACTGCATCGGTTTGCGCGATCCCCTGGGCATTGCCCGCCGCAGCGGCCAGAGTACCTGCCGGGCTAATAAAGCGATTTGCCGTAATGGCTGCTGTGGCCAGCACCGGTAATGCCAATAAACTGATTCCGTTACGCATCGTGTTCTCCTGTTCGTGTTGTGAGGGCTAAACGCTGACGGCAGACAGTGCTTCGCCGTAAGTCACTTTGTGTTGCGCCTGGTGAGCCAGCGCCTTGTGGTGCAGCTCCAGACGCTCGCCGTCTACGGCATATCCGACAGGTGCCGCAAAATCGACTGTGCCTTGTGATGCTTTACCAGCACCGGCGGATTCGCCGAAGCTCACCAACTTGGGCATGCTGGTCAACATGGCTTTAAATGCATCGATAAACGGCTTTTTGGCATCGCCATCACCGAACTCAACCACTTGTTCACCCGCGCCTAATTGATCCAGAGAGGCGACGATCACATCTTTATGCGCAGGGAGTAGCGTGCCAGCCTTCGCCAGACCTTCTGCAAAGCTGGAATTTTCTGCGTGACGCGCGGCAGCCTTACTGGCTTTATCGCGGGCAGCTGCATCGGCCAATTGTTTCTTCATCTGGGCGTTTTCTGCCTCCAGTGCGGCTTTTTCTTCAGGGGTCACAGCGATGCTTCCTTTCTCGATAAATGCCGGTGTGGGTACATCGGCGGTTTGTGATTTCTTCAATTCATCCTGGGCGGATTGCTCAAGATTTTTAACGGTGTAACCAGGGACAGCCGTATCGGCATCGGCCTGACCGAACTTACCGAGGATCCAGTCGCGCATGCTGCGCCACAGACCCGCGTTATCTACGTCGTCCCATTCAGCAAACTCGACGATGCCTTGCTCAGCATCTGCAAATGAGGGATTGCGTAATCCCTTCACGCTGGGCGGCATCGCACCGAGAAAACCAACGTGGCGCAGGTAATACACACCAGGGACAGGATTGCTGGGGGAATCAGGGGCGTAAAAGGAGGCAGAGATTTTCTTGAACGAACCTTTGCCTACCATCTCGGCGAATGCGGCATCCACCTGGGTGGGGTTCGCTTCGAGTGCGCCATCGGCAAAACTCAGCGCGCCGACCCAGCCGTAAGCTGGATCGTCATGCTCGGGGTGGCCACATACAAGCGGCGCTTCGTGCTTGGCCGGATCGTAGGCGGCAGCGGTTGCCGACAAGTCAGTTTCGGAAAATGACAACGCAGTACCACTCATCGCGGTGTGCTTGCCGGGCTTGAATATCTGGATGGGTTTATTCGTTTTCATGACCGCATTTTGAGCGGCACGAAGCGGGGTGTTAAGACGGATGGGGTTCCGGGGTAGAGCGGGCTGGTGTATTTTTAGACT